GTAACATTATACATGATTATTTTATAAAAGCCAGAAAGCTTATACTTTAGATATGTATATATTCCATTCTAATTTTTTAAGCAAATCTTCAAATTGAATGATTTTAGAAGATTTTTTTTTAATATATTCATGTAATTCTACAATATCTATAATGATCCAATCCTTATTAGTTTCAAACACTATTTTATCTGTTTTGCTTAATGTTGTTCCTTTTTTACCTAATTGTCCGTTTAGCATGTTAAACATTGGTCTAACATCAAATTTTAAATGTTGATTAGATTTTTCTTTTAATATCCCTGATACATTCCAAAATTCTTTTTCTTTTTGATTTTGTGTTGGCCAGATAATGTCTTTTAAATATTTAGAAAAACGTTCTTCTATCGTTTTCAATTTATTTTTACTATTAATTCTTTTAATCTTGCTCTTAATATTCCAATTGTATCTGAATATTTTTCATTTATTTTAATTAAAGTTTCTATGTGTAATAAATGTTTTTCTATTCTTTCATTTAATTCTTTATTTAACATAACTTCAGAATTTTTAACTGAAATTTCCATTTGTAATTGTTCTTCAAGTTCTTTAATACGTTGTTCCTTATCAAAGCTCATCTTTTAAACCACGATGGTAATCCTAAATGTGGCCTCCTATCAAATAAATTATCTTTTGATCCTTCTGTTTCTACATTATTATAATGCAAAAATACTTGTGCACAATGATCACCTTCAAAAGATTCTCTCCAGTGTTCTAATTGATTTCCTTTATAAATTAACATATCTCCAGGATTTAAATCTACTTTAATTCCCTTAGGTGCATTTGGTTTTACTATGTTTTTATGTTCATCAATTACATTATCACTACCTGTTAAATCTAAATAAATTGGCCATGGATCTCCACCTAAATTTAAAGTAGTAGAAATTTCACAACTAAATCTATCTTTATGTCTTTTTAAAATATCTCCTTTTTTATAAATTCTAGCATATGAATAATTAGGTGTTAATTTTAATTTTGTTAATTTTTGCATTATAGGAAGTACTTTTACAAGTAATGTTTCCATTGCAATATCTGCATAATGTGAATATGTATTTGGTACTTGTAGATCATTCCATATTCCAAAATAATCTGTAAAAGGTGATATAAATTTTTCATTAAAAAAAGTTTCTGCTACTCTTCTTTTTAATAAAAAATATTTATAAATAAAATCTGCCATTTCAGGAGAAATAGCGTTTTTTGCAATTATATATTTCTTTTTATTAAAACTCATTTCTTATAAACATTTATTATCATATTTCTCACAGCTTGTAAATTAAAGTGTATAAACCTAAAAGTTTCTACACCATAATCAATTGTAAATTGATGTTCTAAAAAAGATGGAAAAATAATTAATGTTCCAGGAATAGGTTTATAATTAATTAAATTTGTAGCAAAAGTTGTTTTATTATCATTTTTAAGTGGTAACTCAGTAACTATTTTTCCAAGTCTTGGATCATGGAAAACAGGAAAAGAAGTTTTATCGGAACATTTTAAAAAATAAAATCCACTAATATGATTATCTGAATGTATGTGACCTTCATGATAACCACCTCCATTCTTAGCAAATTCTTGAACCCACATATCTGTCCAAAATAATTCATAATTAGTAAGATCATAACCCATATGATCAAGTGCTTTATTTGAAAGTAGTCCTATATATTTTTGAAATTCTTTGAATTCTTCTTTATTTATTAAAGATGTTGAATGATGTGATAAACCAAAATCAGATATATTTTTTTTTAAAAATTTATTTCTATTTTTAATAAAACTTTTATTTTTATTTTTAATTTCTTTAATATATTTATCACAAGCTTTATTAAATGGATTTACCCATTCAGGTATAACCGTTGAATAAATAGGAGTAATAAAATATCCAGTATAATCTAAATTCATTATCTATAAGGATATCCAAGGTTCCACATAACCAATGAATATCTTGTTCCTTTCTTTACTGGGCATACTCTATGCCATACAAAACTAGGAAAAACAACTATTGATCCTTTTGATGAAATTTCTTTACATTTTTTAATATTATTTTTTTTATTTTGTTGTGGATCGTTAAAATTAAATTCTAATTCTCCACCCTGATATTCTGAATAATCAGACAAAGAACATGTAACAGATAATTTTCTAATTTTACCATGATAATTTAAATTATTTGGACGATCATAAGAAGATTCCCATGAATCACAATGCCAATGATAGTATTGCCCTTTTGAATATTTTGTAAATTGACAAGGTTCTGAAAAATCCCAATCAAAATTCCAATTAGCTTCTTTATTTGCTTTATGGACATAAGGTTGAATTTCATTAAATATCCAACGTTCTTGTTCCATCCATACAACATGTGAATTTCTTTTTTTATCTAATTCTTTTAATTCTTTTTTAGAAAGAGGATTTGCTTTTAAATCTCTATCTTTATCAAAAGTTCCTGTTACGGCTATTTCTTCTTTTTTTTGTTTTGCATAAGAAATAATTTCATTACATAATTTATGTGATAATGCATCTTTAAAATAATAATAATAATTAAATAAATTCATATTTATAATACTGTATTATTTTTATTATATTAAAATAAAATTTATTGTAAATAGTATGTTTTATTTTTTAAATACTTATTATTCCCAATTTATTTGTTGAAGTTCCCATTGTTGATTTACCTCATTCCAAATATATAGATCTTCATGTGGAGGATTTAAAGTATAAGTTTTTGGATATTCAATTGGAGATTTCCAATCATTATTACTATCTAATAACCATGAAGCAAAAGGTTTTGGTTTTATAAATACATCTTTTATAGAATCGTATGTATAATCTTTACCTGCAAATTGTTTTCTAAAATTATTATTATAAGATGTTTGAACCCATTTTATTCCTCTTTCAGAAAGAGAAACTACTTTTTCAAAAGTTTTCGCAGCTTGTTCAGATTGTTCTCCTCCATTATTTGCAACATCTTGATTACAAGCTACTAATACTCTTATAACTTTATTGTTTGAATCTATTTCAGCAAAATGTGCCATAATTTAAATATTCACTTTCCCACTTACTGTAAAAGTAGCTAAAAATTCACCTGGTCCAGGTATGGTTGTTTTTGTGTTAGTTGGTGGACTAACATTAAATTTAGATGTACTTGGTGCTCTTAAATATACAACACCACTTCCTCCTGTACCACCTGGTTGACCTGGAAAAGATCCTCCTCCTCCACCACCTCCTAAATTAGCTGTTCCTGGTGTTCCTGGAGAACCTGTTGGGGCACCTGCTCCTCCACCACCTGGCCCTCCACTTCCAACTGTTCCACTTCCAAAAATACCACCACCTCCTCCACCTGCATAAGTAACAGGTGAACCCGTAATTGAATTTGCTAATCCTGCACCACCTGGTCCTGCTGGTCTTGGACCTGAAGCATTATTTCCTGGAGCACCTGCTCCTCCACCACCTCCAGCACCTGGAGCACAACCACCTGCAACATTTCCACCTGGGTTTCCTTGAGGAGGACTTGTTGGTGGACTGTTTCCTGAACCTGCTCCACCATGATCTGCTCCTCCTCCAGATCCACCTGGAGAAGTTGGTTTTCCACCACCTGTTGAAGTAATTGGTCCTGCAGAAGAGTTACAGCCATTATTACCTAATGCTCCTCCAGCACCTACTATAATTGTATTTGATCCTGTGTTTAAAGTAATTTTTGATCCACCTGGAAATGAAGTACGAAATCCACCTGCACCAGATCCACCATTTCTATTTCCTCCATCTGATCCACCACCACCCGCTATAACTAAATAATCAAAATCAATTGGAGGCCCTCCACCTTGAGTAAATCCAAATCCTTTTGCTGATCCAGCTCCGCGTGTCGAGTTTAAAGGCATCTTTCTACTCCTATTTAAATTGTGTTTGTGCTGCTAGTATTGTGTATGTTGATGCTGCTGTTTTAATAGCAGTATAAGTGTAGACATCATTAGATGAAGCATTACCAGCTGTTGGAGCACTTCCACCTTGATAAACAACTGTAACGTTTGTAGATACACCATCAACTAATACTGATGTATTATAAAATGTTGTGTTGCCTTGTTTTGTAATTAATGCAACTGTTGCAGATTCACCTGTATTTAAAACTGCATTTAATGCATTAGAAGAATCTCCTCTTAAATTAACTGTAAAGTTAGAACCTAAATTAACATTTTGAAAATAAACAGCTTGTGTAAGTACATCATATGTAAATGATGTTACAAAAGTTGTAGATATTGTTACAGCCTCCATTACACCAAATATTTTAGCTTCTCCATTTGCTGTAATTCTTCCTGTTCCTTTTGGTGTTAAAGTTAAACCAACGTTGGTGTCACCACCCGTTGCTGATATTGTTGGATTATTTCCTGTTGCTGCGTTTGTAACTGTTATTTCATTTACTGCTGATGCTGTTGTTGCAAATTTAATTTGTTCATTACTATTTTGATCTCCAATAAAATTTCCATCATTAATTATAATATTTTTTGAGTTTGTGCTTAAATTTGCTGCAAGTGTAGGAGCAAAATCGTTAGATAATTTTCCAATATTAGAATCTACGACATCAGTTCCATTAACGTATAAAATTTTTGTTCCTTTATCAGTTGTAGAAAAAGTTACACCACTTTGTCCTTGAACTAATACTTGAACAGTAAAAGCACCCACTGTGCTATTTCTTATAATGTAAACTTTATTAGTTACTCCTGATGCCGTTGTTATAGTTACTGTTCTGTTTCCAGTAATAGTTCCAGTAAGCTCTATAACGGCGTTTTTACCATTAGATAATGCACCATTTGTAAAGGTTAAATCTGTATTACCAGCGCCACCTGCAATAGATATACCTGTATAACCAGCGATCGCTTGTTGTAAAATTGTTAAGTTTGTATTTGTAATATCACCCCATGTACCGGCGTTTTCGCCCGTAACTTGAATTTCTAGTTTAAGATCTGTTGAATAACTTGATGCCATATTTTTATCCTTATATTTATATTATTTAATTTATGCGGCTGTGTCAATCTCTGTCCAAGTAACAACAGTTCCGGTGTTAATTTTAGTCCAGCTTTGAACACTAGCACTATTTTGAGTTATAGTCAATATATTTCCTGTAATATCTACCTCAGTATTACCACCTGCAAATACAGTGCCTAAATCTAATGTTAATGCTGTTCCTGTAACATCTACAAGTGTAATTGCTTCTCCAGATGCAGTTCCTAATTCAAGAGTTAATTGTGTTCCTGTAACATCAACATTAGCAGTTCCAATAATAACAGTTCCTATTGCTAAATCACAAGTCATTCCAATACCTGTAACTGTAGCATCAGGTGAAGGATCTACTTCTCCCTGATTAATAGTCATTGCAATATCTTCTTGTGAAGCATTCCAACCTTGTAAACCCCAACCTACAACACCCCAACCAACACTAGCTACTGAAGATACATTAACTAATGCATTAATACTTGCCTCTACTGTTCCTTGTACAATAGTTAATTCTTGACCGGTAACGGTTGCAGTTGCCGCTATTCCATCACCATTCCAAACTTCTTCGCCCCAATAAAATCTACCCCAACCTTGTCGGTTATATCCTAAAAGTGTTCCTGTTGAAGAAGTAAGTTCTATACCTGTAACTGATGCATCAGGATCTGCATCAACAGTTCCTAATGTTGTAGTTAAATTTATTCCTGTTAAAAATGCATCAACAGTAATAATTTCTGTTACTGAATTTAATGTTACCGTTAATCCTATTCCAGTAACATCTACTTGTTGTCCTAATGCTACTGTTACATTTGAAAATCCATTCCAATTTAATTCAGAGGAATTCCAAGAAGATTGACCCCAACCAAATGCAGGACCACCAACAGTTGTTGATAAACTATTACCAGTAACAGTTACGTTAAGACCACTTTCTCCCCAATTCTCAATACCCCACCTATCAGATCCCCAACCTTCATTTGGAAAAGCATCTACACTATTAAGTGATGTTGTTAAGTTAATTCCTGTAAGTGTTAAATTAATATTGTTTTGATCGCTCCAATTACCTGCATTCCAAGTTAATGCACTCCAAGTATTAGAAGTAACATCCATAACATTACCCATTCCTGAGCCATGAACATTACATAGGTAATAAAAATCTGATGTCTGTGCGACTGTAATTTCAATATATCTTACAGTTGCAGCGTTAAATAAAGACGTATTAGTATAATTGGCTTGATTAGATGCACCATCTAAATAATAACTTACACCACTTGAAATAATTCCACCTGTGCTAGTTGTGGTGGATAAAATTAATGGATGATTATTATTACTTGAATGGTTTTGATTAAATCTAAAAGTTCCGCCAGTTACAACAGGTACGATTGGTTTTTGTACACCATTGATGTAGTAACCACCACCCGTTCCAAAAGGGACTGTGACTGTAAATTCAACCATTTTAAGTTAAACTCCTTTATCCGGAGATTCTTAAAATAGCTGCTGATGTAGTTGCTGCTGGAAATTGAACTGTGAATGTTCCAGATGTTGCTGTTTTATCTGCTCCAAAACTTAACACGCATATTGCTTTATTAGAATTTGATGTATTATAAATTAAAGCACCAAACGCAGTTAAAGTTACCCCTGTAAAAGATATGTCTGCAAAATCTACAAATGCTACACCTGAAGAAACTAAAGGTGATACATTTACTAAAACCCCACCACCAGTTACATACTGACCAGTATTTGCAACTTCATTTGTTGTAGTGAATGAAGTTGTAGCAGAATCTAAAGTTGCTGCAGAAGTATATAGAGCAAGTTTAAAAACATCTCCCGTTGATAAAGTAAAATCATGTATACCTTCAAAAAGTTCTTTTTTAAACGAATTACAAACTGCTTGTGTTATAGCCATATTTAACTCCTAATTATTATCCTTGTTTTTGAATCTGAGGTGAACCTTCTTGAAATTCATCTCGTCTTCTTCTTCCCATTTGTTCAATAGAGAATCCTTGTAATGCAGTTTGATACTTTTGTTCATAAAATTGTATCATGTCCGCAGGACCCTTTAAAAAACCGTACGCCTCAACAAGGCATGCATACAATAAGCCAGTGGGAAATTGCAAGCTTAAATATGTTGTTGTATTATTACTAGATAATCCAGAAGGTTTCAAGATATAATTTAATTGCATAGTATAATTAAGATTTGGAATAGGAGCTAAAATTAGTGTGTCATCATCATAATTGCTAAAATATTTAGGTAAACCTTGAGCTAAAGAGGCATTATACTCATTAATAAAACCAAGATCTCTATATTCTAACACTGCAATATCTCCTGTATATACTGCACTAGGAATAATGTAAGCTTCTTGTGTTATTAACACACCTCCTGAACCTGAAAAAGGAGTATTTACAAATTTTTGACCTGCAACAATAGTTGCAGTTGCTTCCTCTCTGTTACTATCAGAATCTACATCTCGTAAAACTCTAAATTCAGCATCTAATATAAATCCATTTACAATTGTTGATGTAAATACATTTGAATCAACTTCTGTATAATCTCTAATTTTTTGAACAAGTTCCGCGTATGTCATATTATGCTTTTAATGTAACAGGACCTGCAGTGCACTCTGCACCACCACCCGATACTCCTCCTGTTGTTGCTGTATCTGCACTTTCAAAATGAAAGTAATTTGTAGTATCTGTTATATTACCAGA